GCACTAAGATTACGCTATGCGATATTATTGAGCGAATTACGCAATCTATGAATGCCAACGGTCTGGACTTGGAAGCTTCGTGGAAAATGAAAATAGAATAAAGCGTATTAATTTCACATCCAAAAATAAGAGGAACGAGTAGATGCATACGCATATTCTTTTTCTGGTTATCATCCTTGTATGCACAGTTACCCTGTTTCGTTTACGAGGGAACCATCTATGGCAACCAATGCTCGTGGAACCCATGATATCTTTTGTTATTGATTTGCCAAAAGATAAGTTTGTTATTGGCTTCCCCATTGGACGACCAGAATATGTGCAATTTATAAAACCCTATACAAGTAACATTTATAATGTCGTGTTAGAAGAACGGATTACAGTAGATCAACAAGCTTATGTCTCAGACGCGTATACCGCAAGAGACGCTACAGAGATTATTGTTCCACTCCCCACCTTTAATACACTCTTCTTTATCCGCAAGGGCTATTCCCCCATGAAACGCACAGATATTCGCAAGATTGCATACATGTCTCCGGAAACACTCTCTGTGGCAAAAATGATAATGAAAGACGTGCCGAATGTGACATTTGCACAAGGGCCTACGGACATTACAGATTACCAAAAAGTGGATCGTGCATTGGACGAACACGATGTTATGGTCGTCTTTGGGCATTTGGAAACACTAACAAGAGGGACCCTGGGACAGATAAATTTTATTAATTTCATTGATCTTGAAGATGTCCCTAATTCTTCTGTTCCAAAGATGATGCGGAAACAAAATCTTGATATGAAACAATATTTCCCTTATTATATCTCGCGGTTCCCTGTCGTCTCTTGTTACATTGCAGACCATGTCTTAATGTCAAACAAATACGACCGCCGCTTTGATAAGGTATATGAAATGATTACGGAAAACGTAGGTGGTAAGAGGAACCATTGGTATCCAACCATTAATCAATATACGCGATACTTTACTCTTGTACCACCTGTATCAGAAAAAGTAAAACAATACAATGAATATATTACAAATAGAGATATCCTCTCTATTCTCCAACAATAGCTTCGTAGGCAAGAACAGGAGCATCATCGTCTTCGTCATCGTCTTGTCCGGCGACATGGATAAATGCATCCTCTTCTTGGGCATCTGCTGCACCGACGACCCCAATGTCCCCCATGTCACCCACGAGTTGTCCAGCTCCGCGATTTTCATCTTCCTCGGCATTTCCTCCTACGTCAAACCATGTTTGTACACCGAGGCGTTTCAGTGCCATCTGTAATTCACGCTCCTCATCGTCTACCTTGTAGAGTGCCATTAATTCTTCTTTTCTCTTCTCACGGAGTTCTTCAATACGCTTCTTCATCTGAACCCCGTCCACATGATTGCGACCAAGCTTTTCTTTTAGTTTGTATGCAATGTACATACCAAGCGTAGGCATCTCCGTGGTTGTCACAATATCGTGTATCATTTTACAGAGGACATAAGTCATGAGAATAATATGTTTCAGGGGGTCGGATGCAATCCATATATTGCGTAGGGGTTCCAACAGCGTTGTGCGTACTTCTGCAATGACATCTATTATTTTTTTCGCAGGAACGTCCTCTGTATTCTGCAGCTCATAAATCATCTGGGATATACTTGTATCTACAAGTTTGATAGTATTCTGGAAACCATGGTAGCCATTTTCCAGCAGCGTTAGGATTGTGGGAACATCATAGGTAAGGAATGTTTTAAGTATCTTTTGTATGAGGGAAATATTTTCCATATCTATAGTCTTCATCAATACAAGTGTGTATTTGATAAAGTCAAAGAGTTCTTTACCATATACTGTCAAGCCACCGGATACCCTTGCATTCTCTTCATTGACACGCTGTCTGTCTTCTTCTGTATCTATTGCGATGGTCTTGTTGGCAAGTTTAACAAGGACGGTTTCCAAGTTGCGGAGGGCTCCTTGTACCACAGTCTCATTCCAGTAATCTTCGTTTTCGTATTGAATACCTACATCTCCTAAAATTTCATCATGCATCTCCATAATCTCTGTATATACTTCCAGTTGCTCTTGTTCTGATGGGACAGAGGGGGTATTTGTATGTATTATATGAACATGTGTGGAAGAGAGTGCATCTTTGTTGTATGGTTTAATGGGCAATGCTTTCTCAACCACTGTTTTTTTAAGAGGGGGAATTACACTTTGAAGACGTGATGATGTGTATTTCTTTCGTGGGAGTGCATCGTAAAGTGTGCGGAGACTACTGTCATTGGCATAGAAAAACTCCAAGTAACTGGAATACGAGGTAATGTTTTCATGGCAACAACTTGTTGCCCCAGAAGTGAGGGATTTGTAAAGGGACTTTGGACCCTTCTGTGACCGTTGTTGCTTTTTCTGGATACCATTAAGACGTGATATAAATTTAGAAACCGTAGAAGAACGAGCAACATTTGTGTTGGCGGTTTCAGTGGAAGTAGATACAAAGGGACGGAACCCATGCCATACATCACTGGCGGCTACTTCTTTCAATGCTTCTGCTTTTTCGTCTTCCATATTTCCCAACGCTCCTTCGTTCATGCGAAGAGCTACATCAAGAGCGGGATGACTAACTAAAATTTCATCCACATATTTTACCATAGTATTGTTCATTTCTTCCACGTCCATTTCCAATATTTTTGCATACCTCGGGTCTTCGCTATCAGAGATAAACTTAAGTACACATGCGAAGTAGAGCAGAAGCGTCTTCTTTTTACCGGCATCAACAAGAGGGTATGATTTATAAGACAAGAGGCGAACACATGCGGGATAGATATTACTAATTAGATATACTGGATACTTTGACATGATGATTAATGACAACATGGCAATGCTGTGAAGTGCAGTGGTTTCATATTCTTTTGCATATACCTTTTCTCCAAATGCCATCAGTTTCTTTTCAATAAGAGCATCTACTTTATTGCGGTATCCTTCATCTTTTGCATACAATGTTTGGTTAATGGATTTTCGGAGACGTGCCTTCTCTACTTGTACAAGACGCTCAGTACGTACATCAATCTTTGTGGCGGCCCAGTCATCAATAAACATTACATCATTGGTATCAATATCAAAGCCCAAGAAGGAACAAAAGTTGTAGACAAAGCTGGATTGTAGGAGTTTCTTTTTACGAATGCTATCTGGGTCCGTGGAGATTTGTGGCATGAACGCATAATGATTTTGGTCATTGAATTCCAATATTGCTTCGCCGGCCGCTATTGCTTCATCAAGTTCTGCTCCGTATTCTCCGTCATTGTCTTCCTCTTTGGTTTGTATGGATGTAGCCACCGCTCTTTCAAGTTGAGGTTTTTTCAACTGTTCTACATTCGCATAATGTTGTATGTCATCTATCATCATCTGGGACACGCTTTCCCAATTCATAAATACCCCAAGATCATGTTCTAAATTATCTGCTTCTTCTTCCAGTCGTGTCTTTTTCCAGAGACAATGGGCCTTTTTCATTTCTTCTTCGGTAACAGGAGGAATCGCATGGTTTCCATTTCCTCCTTGTTGTTGAGAAGAAAGAAGGGTAGGGGATTTATTTCCTCCATTGGGCTTCAGTTGCCATTGTCCATTCAGCCTCTTTATCCTTACCCACATAGGTGCTTCTTGTACCATTTTCCATTCGTAAACAATGTCGTCTCCGCTGTTTTCTTCTGCCCGTAAGATTGCGAGTTCACCGATGCGAACGTGGCGTTTGTATTTATTGGAACGCACTGTCTGAACCAACTCTTGAAGTTGAGCAGTAGAGAGATGTTCTCCACGCTTCTCATAGTACTGACGCACTGCTTCTTTTAATTCATGGTCATCTGTGTATTCATTGTGAAGATGATAGGGAGTATCGTCCAGTGTTTCATTTACGTATACTCTTCCCTTGGAGCTATCTGTCTCACATGCTTGTTGAGAAGTATATACTTTCACTACTTTTCCAGAAAGTGTTTCTCCTCCCATGAAAGACGAACGATCACCACCTATCTTTTTGCTCAGAGTTGCGATCTCATCTTCCAGTTTCGCAATTTCTTTTTGAATTTGTTGTATCCTTTTCTTCACAAAGGCAGGGAATTTCTCACGCTTCCGTTCTTGATACCACTCGTCTCTGTATTCTTTAATATTTTTAAGTACATACGTAGGCCTCTTTATAAGCCATGGTATACGAGTAAGCGGTCCATCAAAATATTTGTTACGATAAGGATAAGCGTCGTCGAGATGGAGGATTTCGGGAGCGATGTATTTCTTTTTATATAGCGGTTCTTTGCTATTTTCAATCTTCGCATATCTGCGAGTAACGGGTTCCCTAACAACATGTTCAATATCACTGCTCAATACATTCTTAGAAAGACCAATCTTTTTTAACATCGTATAAACATCCTCCCATGTCTTGGATTGCTTTACATCTTCGCGGAAAAGATAGAGGTACTGGGAAATGGTTTGTGGATAAACATACTTGCGGATTTCTTCTTCTGTACCAATTAAGCGGATACATCCCGTAACGAGATCATCTGGAAGTACAACACGTTCCACGTCTTCTTCCATGGTATATACAAGAGCATTCTTTGTGGTGACCACTATCCCACGAGTTGTATCTTCGGCTTCAGAGATCTTCTTCTTGATACCCACTTGGTAGGGCTTTACAATCCAAGAGTGGTGTCCGTCTTCTTCTTCGGCGTCCCGCTTTACAATAGTACCTTTCCATGGTGCAACGGCTTCCCCATTTTCATTAAAGTCTTTGGGTATTACCCAAACATGGGTACCTTCTGAAAATGATTTTATTTTTTGTACATACTTTGATACATCCATGGTTTTATGCTCTGGCATTTCCTGAAGCGGTCTATTGTTTCCGTGAGACACAGAATGCATGTAACCAATGATATGTGTTTTATCTCCTTCAAGAAGACGTGTAATAGCATGGCTCCCGTCCTTGTGTTGGTACATTGTATCTACCGGGGCGTTATCCGTGTTCATTGTGGTGTAATTACCGGATTTTGCCACAAAGGGTGTAAAGAAGGTATCCAGGCGACGCTTGATAATATCCGCCGCCTCCGAAGATTTAAAGAGACGTTGCATTTGGTTCATGACGGCAGCAAATGGCGTAAGCACCTTATCATTTTCTTCGGCGTATTCTTTCTGGTCATAGACGTCATCCTTGTATATGTACTCTTTTTGGAGATGAGATACAATGGGTACTATTTCAGGGAACATCTTTTTCATGGCGACATCTTTGGATACATCTATGGGTTTTGAAGACAGCATGGAGAAGTACAGCTGCACACGTTCCGGAATACGGGCAATGTTTTCATGTGCTGTTTGACGATAGTGTTCATAAAGCAGATTAGTGATTTCGTTCACGATTTGATTATCATTAAGACGAATTACACTGTTGTCATTCATAATCTCCTCTTCCACGATGTAGTCTTCCAAAACACGCAAGACATTCTCTTGATGAAACACTATGGGTTCAATATCATCTAACACCATATTGGAATTACACTATGCTTTATGTATTCAAACAAAGAAAAAAGATGGAATATGAACTCTATTGTGTTTCATCGTCGTTTTCGGCACCACCCACAGAAATTTTGGTAGTCTTCATATAACGCTTTACTTCGGCGACACCCAACTTGTCAAGTTTTGCAGAAGTACACCACGACATACAAATGCCATCCAGTTTTTTCATAATTTCCTTACTTACCATCTTTACAAAATCTACAATGGAAATAGCGTCCGCAAGGGTATTGTCAAAACGGAACTTCATAATCATGTCATCTTGAAGGGGGTGGGGCTTGTAGTATCCTACGTATTTCACCATAGAATTACGACGTTGGACATACTCATCGTAAATAAAGCTTTGGAGAAGATTTACAAGTGTATAATCCTCTCCCTTAATATGAAGTTGCCAGTAATTGGTATCCTCTTGAAGAAGAGACAAGTCTTCTACAGCAACACGCGTATGCCAATCATCAAACCGGTTCATCAATGTCCGAAGTGCCTTAAACACAATGTATTCACAGCGGAGACCACCAATGGTCTTTACCTCAAAATAGTATTCGTTAGGTTCCCCGCGATCATTTGCTTTAAAGTACCTCTCTGCTTCAAGTGAGTAGAACTTCCTCGTAATGCTATCCACCTCTTCCTTCGTGCGAGGCCCGCTTTCTTCATTTGCAGGTTTCAGACGCTCTTTTAGGACCCTCTCTGCTACGACGGGGTCCATGATTGTCCTCATAACAACTGTACTTACGGGACACCAGATAGAACTCACCTTTGCAATATTCTTTGAACCACGCATAACAATATCCACCTCGTCTCCTTGGTCTTTGTCATACATGTTTGGCTTCAGCTTGGTAATGAGGATATACTCCCCCGTGATTTCATGAGGGGGGAACAGACGCTCTCTAAATTCATCGGGGTACTTTTCTCCTTCGGCATTATATACCTCAATATCTTTAGTTGTCACAGAAATAATCTCATCGGACCTATTCTTTACTTGCAGGTGAAATTCGTAGTCTGCGGGATCAAATGTTTCTGTTTCTTCTTCATTGAAATGGATGGGCACTAAGGAAAGACGATGGCCCAAGAATTCATTATCAAGAGGAGATGTATTCTTGCGAATATCCATATCTACATTCGTGTCACTCTTGGGGTCAAATGCGAATGCGATGGTAGGAATTTCTGCAATTACCGTGCGACGAATAGAGTTTGCAATAGCAGGAGAGGTATTTTTCATAGTACATGAAAGTCTCCTTGATGACTTCTTCTTTACATCTGCAAATTCAACGACATTGCCATCACCCTTATTCATTGTGTCTCTTTACCTACTCTTAGACAAGTTTTGTCTCGTTGCCCTTAACTCTTTTTTTCGCCCAAAGAGAGATACAAACCATATACAAGTATTTCAATATATATGTTATGGCTCTCTTCAAATTTTCTTTGCGGATAAACACCAAGAAAAATAGTGATACATGGATGTAAAGAGTGGCGAACGTTTGGTAACTATGACACAAAAAGACCTGATATTCTTTAGCAATTTCTGTAACTTTAGCAAACACATTATTCATATACTTACGAAGAGGAACATGAAGGACAGGTTCTTACTGGTATGTGTAGACGCTAATAAATATAACATCCCCCGTTTTGTAGACCGTGTGCCGATGCTGTATACAAAGGAAAAGAAAATTATCGCGGACCAAGAGATTGTGCAGTATATTGAGGGTATTGTACCGGAAAATGTAGAATTGGACCCCTACGATTTAACGGTGGGTGGTGCTCAATTTTCAGACTCCTTCTCTTTCCTTGACGAAGAGAGCAAAGAAAATCCAATTGATATGAAATACAAGGGTTACACTTTAGTAAAGGACATGAACAATGATGCTATGAGTACAGTGCCAGAAGAGGATAGTAGTGGTAAGAAGTTTGACGAGCATTTATACGAAAAATTCCTCTCTGATAGGGATAATGACATCAAGATGGTCGCAGCCATGAATGGTGGTGCCGCCGTAACCCGTAGCGGATAAACAACGCCAATGGCCCCCTCAAAATACTTAAGGGCATTTTCGTATATAGAAATATAACCCTCCATATTGGTAGTAAAACAGTATGTCTCAGGTATTTATTGAAGTGTTTAACAAAAAGACGGATGAGTTTTTTAAAGACCTCGTGGCAGCATTCCCTGCTGTTACACAGTTTGGAACATTCAAAGCTGGTTTTCAGCTTATGAAGAATATTAATGAACGTCGTCCTCAACAACTCTTCCACAAGTACATCTATGAAAAGTACGGCGAACAGATTAAGAACAAGGACGAGCAGTTTTTTATGGTTACCGATCTTACAAACACGGGTCTTCAAAGCACGAGCGGGGAGAACTGGGGCCTCTTTGTAGATAACCTCCGTGGTATCTGGAAAACTATGGATGCCGAAAATAAAAAGGTAATTTGGGACTACCTTAATCTTCTTGTAAAACTAAATGAAAAGATTGTGGAAATCACGGCCGGCAATGCATGAGCTTCTAAAATTCATTTAAGGATATCATCCATCATCATGATTAAAATGACTTCTTTTGATTTCAGTAATAAAGCTGTGTACTTTTTCAACAAGTTTTATTCCAGTTTCCTAAAAGATCTTAAAGCGAGTAATGAAGAAATCCGCACTATCATTAAACAGCATTACAAGGCGATTGACAAGCGGTCTATTGCTTATGTAAACGAATGGTGCAATCAGGGGATTATTGAAGATGTTGGTGCTCTCTGTACGCGTGACACCGATGTTCTGGAACAAAAAGAAGTCTGTAAAAACGTCACCTTTTCCATGGTATCATCTCTTCTAAACGAAGAAGACACCGTTATCTTCTGGAACTACGTATATATCCTTTCCACATTTGCGTGGATCATCAAGCAAGAAGACGAAGATACAGACGTCCATGAAGGAGAAGGCGACGGCGAAGATGCCGGTAAGGATGACATTCTTTTTAATAGCGTCCTAAAAGTACTTGGTATGATCCAGTCGCGGTCCCAGGAACAAGAAGAAAACGCCGACGCAGTCACAGACAGTGCCATTTCCAAAGAGCTGGATGACATTCTTGAAGATGACATTCGCAGTCTTCTCATTTGTGTAAAAGAAACAAGTACTACAAAGACTTCCACTGCCTCTAAAGAAACTCCTTTTGAGAAATTTAATGTAGAAGATATGAACGCCGACGCTGAAGCCGACGCCGACGCCGATGCTGAACAAAGCGGTGCCGGTTTTGATAAGATGTTTGAAAAGATGGAAGGCTCTAAACTCGCTGATATTGCAAAGGAAATTTCCAAAGACATTGATGTGGAAGCTCTTAAAGACAAAGAACCCGAAGAGATTATTAACAGCCTTTTTGATTTCTCGGGAAGCAACAACATGTTGGGTGATATTGTCTCTAAGATTTCATCTACGATCGGTACCAAGATGAACAGTGGTGAAATTAACCAAGATGATATTATGAAAGAAGCGTTTTCCATGATGAGTATGTTTGGTGGCAGTGACATGTCTAAGAACCCCATTGTGGGTCAGATGCTTCAAGGAATGATGGGCGGGATGGGCGGCGGGAACCCTCTCGGAGGTTTGGGTGCATTTGCAAATATGTTTGGCATGGGAGGTGGTTCTCAGCGTTCATCCCGTCGTAGTGGTACACGCACTGGTATGCGTACAAGTGCTCTTCGTACTGCTTCTACAAGAGACCGTCTGCGTCATAAATTGGAGCAACGCAATGCCACCAATACACCATCCTCTGAATAAGTACAAGTAATGTACAATCTTATCTGTTATTTTTTTATTCAAATGAGTAAAGAAAAGATTACTTTTACGACAATGGATAAAATATGGTATCAAGATGTCAATAGCCTCTTTGCAACGAACAATATTCCCAAGTTTATTCCCACTGCTGCTATGTCTACAACGGAACAACTGAATGCATTAGTACGTTTTTCGGTGTACTTCAGTGTCATTATATTTGCCGTACGCCATGATACCCGCATTTTCTTCCTTCCCATTGGCATTGGCATTCTCTCTTACGTGATACATGAAATTATGCAACGTCAAGCATTGAACCAACGCGAACTGTTCCGCAAATTTGGAATTCAGACTTTCAAAAACAATAAAGAGAAGGACGATAGTTGCACTGTTCCCTCTGAAAACAATCCGTTTATGAATGTACTTATTAATGAGTACGCAGAGAACCCTTCGCGTCGCCCTGCATGCAAGTACAACATTGTAAAGAAAAAGGTGGACGAAAATTTTAACAAGAACCTCTATCGCAATGTAGGAGACATCTTCTCTAAGAATGCTTCAGACCGCCAGTATTACACGATGCCATCTACAACAATCCCCAATGACCAAGAACGGTTCGCAAATTGGCTCTACAAAACTCCTACGACGTGCAAAGAAGGGAATGGAGAAGAATGCTATCGTCAAGTGCCTCGCACAGTGAATATCTGACGCTTGAACTCTCTTAAAAATATTTCTCGCTCTACATAAAAATGAGGTACTTTGAACAAGAGAACCGTCTGAAAACTGACGACTGTGCTTTGACCACACAGGAATTACAGAACCGGTCACTTGAAAACTACTATCTTTATAACAACTACAACACAAACCAATGCGATCTTTCTACCAAAGATTTCACGGAATTCGTAATGTCTAACCCTAACCTTCGCTACCGTGATGGCTACGGAGTTACCAATCAATGCTACATAGACAATGACAGCGAACTACGCAACAACGCAAAAGTTACTAATTTCCGTGGCAAGGAACAACTCTGCCCCCGTTGGAACCAAGCAGTCCCCGACCTCGGTCACGGGGGTCTTATTCCTAATGTAGAAAGCCGTCTGAAGTACTCTGAAGACACGCTACACCTCAAAGAATGCGATATTGTCGCCGAAAAGAACTTCAATCGTTTTACGCCCATGATTAACGAACTCGTCTGTTCTGTGCAAAACCCCAAACACATTATCCTGCCATTCCCCCGTGGTGGAGAATTCACTCGTGACTATGTGCAGAACGATGATTACCTCAAGCGTTGCGGTTTCATCAATGATGGTAAGGCTTGGCGACGTGCCCAACTCGGTACCCCCTCTTTTGCCACCTCCAAGTGAAAACTTTTCTTGTTACATAGTAAAATAATATGAGCTTCAATAGGTTGTCTTATGATACTTGTTCTTATAAGAAAGAATTGGCTGAGCAAGTCTCTCATCTTTCTTACACACTGGACCCTATCAAGTACGAACACTGTAACAAGTGTCGCCACGAAGTAGGACTTGTAGGTGGCACGAATGTTGGTGTTCCCCGTGGAAACATGGTAGACATTGAGAATGATCTTTTCAACATCAACCGCCCCAGTACCCTGTGTCCCAACTTCAAATATGCCCCACGTGAAGATGGAAAGGTACAAGGAAAGGAATACATCAAGCCCGTGCAGCATCCCGAAGTGGATGCCAACATGAAGCAGCTCAAGTCTTGCCAAATGTTCCCTACGCTTGGGGTGCCTCGCCCTCCTGTCGTAACAAACTACATCTGTCCCGCAGACTTTACAGAGTTTGAAAGCCCTTGGTTGAAACAAAAAGAAGCCATTGCATGAGTATGTTCTTGCGTACGTCGCGGCTTTATGATACATGCTTCACATGTGCAATAATTTTTATTCATGTTCTCTTTGTGGTTTGAATACCTTGTAAGATGAAAGAGATCGTTAGAACAAATGCGATGACAGTGAGAGTAAAGTTAACAACGTTGCGTAAAACATCTTCGCGGCGACCATTGGGTCGTGCAACACCCGCCGCTGGAACAGCACATGCTGGATAAGAGCTGTCAGGAGTACACATTTTATCGTAGCATACTTTACGAAGGTTCTCCATATTCGCGTCTGTGATTGTAGTGAGACCATTCTTTTTAAGAGAGGCGATAGATTGGTAAATATTTTCCATGATGTAGTTGTATTGGTTCATATCTACGGGATTACTGGGATTGCTGCATTCTATCTGGTAGTCTTTCGCCTTTTTGTATTCTTGCATGAGTACCTTCTCGCGTTCCTCTGGCTCTTTGGACAAGTAATGGGGGCGGTATATTTCATAGTTCTTCATGTATAGAGGCGTGGTACTTGCTAAAGCTCCATTCTCCATTCCTGTGTATAACCGCATTGTCATTGCTTGGGGACCAAACGACGGGGTATTTACAGGAAGACGTACACATCTATCTGTCATTGGTTCCAGTACATACCCCTTCATACATGGTCTACTGCACATTAGACCCCTCTTGAATTTATTGTTTTTCTCAAATCTCGAGAAGCGGTACCATGCACCAATGGGATTTTGACAAAGAGAAAGTACGCGTATGCTACCCCCCGTGAGTTTGTCTATTGCTACCAAGATACCAAATATGATAACGGCAAAGAGGAATATGGCAATGTAAATAAGGGCGATAACAAGTGCCGGAATAAGTTGGAAGGGAATATAATAGAAAGTGAAATATAGAATGTGGTAAAACCCGGGGACACAACCCAATTCATAACCAATAATAAGGAACCCCACGACGATATATGCTAATACCATCACCAGGAACTTGAAGAGTGCCCCGAACACATTGCGGACCCCCTTAATAAATGCCACAATGGGGAAGAATACCGCCAACATTTTCATGGACTTTGTAAATTGCCACGCCTTTACAAAGAAGGCTCTGGCTTTCGCTGTTTTTTCCCATGCCCATTTCAACTTTGCAAATGCAAAGTTCTTCAATTTGAGAGCAAGATCTTTAATCGTCTGAAAAATACGTTTAATAAATTGTGCTATACGAACAGCCGTTTGTGCAAATACGGCGGCGGCGGTTGCCATACTGAATAGTGGTTACGTGTTCTACTTGTATGGGATAAAAAAACAATACTTACATGACGTAGTCTGAAGCCTTGGGGTCTTCCGCTTCATTACTCTCTTTCACAATGTCGGGTTCCTCTTCTTCTTTGGGTGCCGTCTTGTACATATTCTTAATGTATTTCATGGCATCATATACAAACTTGCCATAACCTCCCTTCTCTCTCTTGTAGTAGTTATCAAATTCACGCATGGATCTCTTTGTAAACATTTTTCCAAAGGCGTTTTTCATGATGATCTTTACACGGTCTTCCCAGATATATTGGCTCATAGGTTTGTAAAGAGAGTTCCAGAACCCTTCCAGAGACATGTACTTTTGCATATACAACTCTGACATTTCCGCCCGATACATATTAAGATACATGTCTACTATAACGATGGCAGTAGTGTAAGATTGTAGCTGAACTCCCATGTCGTGATAGTGTCTTATCTGTTCTTTTGTGAGTCCAAAGCCTTTCACAGTTCCTTGGCCACGTGAACTTGAGAACAGTGCCAAGTAAGCGGAAGAAAGTCGTGCATAGATGCGTTGCACGAGAGATGGGTCATCCGTGTAATTGAGTGCCAGACGGCTGAATATGGGGTACTTGCTCATGCGATCTATCGTATCTTTGGTGAGAAGATTAGAAATGTTTGCATTGTCGGTGAAGGACTTACGCAACTTTTCTATAGCATCCAGACGCTGCATATATGCCATGTTCATGATACCCACCATTGTCATGCGGAAAACCTCGTCGTTGGCCGCGGCCGCCAGGATATCTTGCAAGTGTTGTTTTGCCGACCCATAATCACCCTGTTGCATTTCAAAGATAGTCCAAGTATTCTCATGATAGGTAGTAAACGCGGCATCATAGAATGGATTTCCTGTGTTTTTATTGGCACCGGTGCCGCCACCTCCACCATTTGAAGCGTCCGACAAGGTTACCATATCCGCAACAATACTTTCCAAGTCCGTGGTTAGAGGTACTACAATAAACATTTGGAAGATACTTTGTTCACGCTCTTTCATCTTGCTTACGCGTCCCGCTAATTCATTGGCAAAGCTTGATACACCACTCTTGATGTCCTTTATTCTCTTTCTATTCGCAGTATTGTTAAACCGGTCTTGTAAGAAGGAATATAATATCATTTCTTCTTCATTCTTAGTGCGGTCGGCATCAAATGGTACACTCCTATCTTTTACTGTAAAGAGGCCATTCTGTGTCTTATATTCTGTGAGCAACCTGTAAAAGTCGTACCACTGAACCACTGTTTCGCGATCGGGTGGGGTCTCCTTCCTTCTTAATTTCATAGGATTTGGACGGGTTTTGTCACTGCCTTCTCGTACGTCGTCTTCGGCAAACCCTTCAACAATTGCTTCTCCGTTGTTTCCGCCTCCCGTCCTTTCAAAATGAGTTTCAAGCCAACTTATGAAAGGTCTTTCTACTTTTTTATCAACAACATCGTAATACAAGAAGTACTCTTTCAATATTTCATACAGCTGTTCTTGTTCTGTTGTCTCTGGATGATAGATGCCCATTAAGCGTTCCACACTATCGGTAGATAGGGGTTGAATACCGTAAACAGAGGATAACAGTGATTTACAGACATTATCGCAATCCGAAAGAATAAGATAGTGATTGTATAACATATCTCTTTCCCTCATGAACCCGTTTGCATCTTGGGTCTTGTAAAAACTGGATGTAATGATATCAAACATGATGCGGGGATAGCGATGTGTCATTCTGTATAAGAGCCATAAGAACAGTGCGGCGACGATAATCAGAATGATAATGCGAAACACAGGAGGTACTTCCATGGGACCAAATGTTAGTAAATTATTTCCCCATTTTGCGAGTAACGGGAGAAGCCAAGCTGCCATTTTCCTCTACTTACTTACACCCGAGAAAAAGATATACATCATCTCTCGGCATAATAACATACAAGGATATCCAAGACTATACACCGCCAATAAACTATATGTTTCGTAAAAATTAAAATGTTAAAAGTAATAAAATGAGTTTCAGTAGGCTGAATTACGACGATGACTCTTATAAACATCAACTCCGTGAAAGCATCGGACCCGCGGAATATATGCTGGGAACACCTGCTACTGGATGTCGTCCTTGCTTTCCCGTAGATCCTTCTATCCCCATGGGTACGTTTGGTGCAGGGGTTTGTACAGATAAGAACTTGATTGATGTGGACTCGGAACTCATGGGTATTACGCGGAAAGACAGCAAATGCCCTACGAACAAGTATTTGCCTTCTGAACAACCTTTTTGCAATGCGGTTCTCCCTCGCGAATGCCCTCAACTTTCAAGCGAAGATACACGCCTTAGTAACCCCCCTTGTACTCTTCGTTGCCGAGGATGGAACCGCTGGGAGTTTCTTTGCAAGAACCCCCAAGACATGGCAATTCCTTCTTTTGATATGAATATTAACAACCGCCTTGTTGTAAAAGACAATCACCGTCCTTGTGTAGCCCGTCCTATAGATCCCGCTTCCAGTCTTCCTGATCCTAAGAATGCAAACATTGTATATGATTGGAGCAGCAAGTACGTACAATCCGCACGGGATGTCCCCAGTCCTGCTCTTGCCTCTTGTCAAAACATGCGGTCTCTGTAAAAAAAATCCGGCATTATATAAATAATATAACGACTATGCGGACTTTCACTGTGCAAGGCTCTGAATTTGAAATTACTGGAGGTAAGTACGTTGCTGCTTCTCCCACTGTGGCAGCCCGTCGTGCCGGTTCCAGTCTTTTCCGCAAGGTAAAGAAGGAAGGTACCTCTCGCCAGAAGGAGGCAGATACTGTCAAATTCATTCTTCGTGAGACTACTCGCGGCTCTGACAAGAAGACTTACTTCTATGAAGCGGTCCGTACGAAACTCGCAACTCCCAAGGTTATCAAGCGCGGAGGCGAAGAGATCACTGTGTCCCACACTATTACAGTTCGCACTTGTGGTTCTGTTGCGGAATAGAACTGCATTTCAACGCTCTTTTTTGTTCGTAATATGAAATTAAAAATATGCATAATGAATAAAATAAATGATTGAGGTATATGTTTTACTCGCCTTGGGAGCAATTGGGTATGTATTAAATGCAACAAACAAAGAGCAGAAGATTACCTTTACACCCACTAATCCAAACATGATGAAAAAGGGGGAACGTCCGAGTATGAAAGATGCCTACGAAAGTAAGCATTATAAAACATCTCAAAAAATAGAGAAAAAAAAGGCGAATAAGATGTTTGAAAAGTCAAAAGATCCCGTGAAGACGGGTGTCATTGACAAAAACTTTGCCCACAATAACATGGTGCCTTTCTTTGGAAGCCATGTAAGACAGAATATGGATGACAAGGCGAATGCGACATTGATGGAGAATTTCACTGGCGTAAACCCCTTGTTTTGTTCAAAACAGGAAACTAAGAGCTTCTTTGGTCCCACTAAGGAAAATATTTATGGTATGCCCAACAACAGTGATTACTATCTGGGACGCATGGAAGCACCGAAAGCACAGAAAAACGTTTTGCCCTTTGAACAAGTGCGTGTGGGACCGGGTATCGGGCGTAAAAACGGTGCAGAACCTGTTGGCGGTTTCCAACAATTGGATAGCCGCGACTTGGTGATGCCCAAGTGCGTAGATGAACTTCGTGTAAAGACAAACCCCAAGGAAACCTACGACGGCCGCATTTTGGATGGCATGAAAGAGTCTCTTCGCGGGGACATTGGTGAAGTTAAGAAGAACCGTGTAAACAGGGACTGGGAACAGGGCGAAGAAAGGTGGTTCAAGACTACAGGGGCTGTTCTCGGGGCATCTAAAGAAGGGGAGTTCAACGTCAAGAGTACAAATCGTACAGATACTACGCGTGAATACATGGGTGTTGCGGAAGCTGCTGTTAAACATCGCAAGGAAGACCCAAGTGTGAAACCTACTTCGCGTATGCAACTGGGAGAATACGGTGTTCGTAACGCCACCCTTGCAAGGGAAGGAAACGATGGTGATGACTATGGTAAGAGTAAGATTATGGTATACGGCAATGAACGTGATCTTACTGCGGAACGCGTATATCAAGGAAACCTGACCAGTCTTGTGAAATCTATTGTTGCTCCATTCCTCACCGTGGCAAAGCCCACCATTAAACAGACCACCATTATTGGCAACGATGTTACAAACTTCAAGGGACACGAGAAACAGACGATCTATGACCCCAACGATGTGGCTCGGACTACTATTAAGGAAACAACTATTCACGATGACACGATTGCAAACTTGACTGGACCAAAACAGCTCTATGTATATGATCCTGATGCAGTTGCTCGTACTACAATGAAAGAGACCGTAGACCGCATGGACTATGAATTGAACGTTAGTGGTGGTTTCCAGAAGGGACAAGCGTATGACCCCGACGATGTTACACGTACTACCATGAAGGAAACGGTTATTGACAATGAATATGAGGGTAATATTGACCGCATGGAGGGTACCGGTGACTATAAGACGACGGACTTTACTGCACGTAATACCCAAAAACAATTCCTGTCTGATAATGATTACTATGGCGGTGCCACTCAAGACAAGGGTAGGGGATACGAAACGAATGAACATACTGCACGTAATACCCAGAAACAATTTACTTCGGATTACTCTTACTTTGGCCATGCAGATGCAGCAGAGGGTAAGAAGCAAAAGTCATACGAGGACATTTACAATGCCCATATTAGTAGTCGCCAGGAGGAAATACTCAAGGGTCGTGCACCTACACTTTCTGGTCCTAAGGTGGCAACGGGTTCCGATGGTGTAACGATAACACATAGCAAATCTGTATTGGAAAATCGCGGGGGTTCCCAGAATATTGACCCTTTGAACAAGATGGCTCCTTCTATGGAGGAAAAGACGATCACTCGTTTCAAGAAGAGTTATGAGATTGATGACCGTTTAGATGGTTCGCTCCTAAAAGCTTATCTTGAAAACCCCTATACACAGCCGATTAATCCAATTATTGCAAAAGAATAAATCTGCGTCTATAGCACACTCTTTTTTTCATAATCATATTCCAAATTATAGAAGGTAATATGAACAAGGTTGTAATTTATGAAAGGCGGAAAGAGTACATACAATTATTAAAACAACTTTTGAGAGGTCCTGTTATCCAAGAGATTGTAAGTGTATACAATGTAGCAAAGGAGAAGACAAAGAAGCGTCCACAGTATGTACTAAAAGAGTTTCAAATGTCTCTGAAGAACTTTGCTAATTGGGGGGAAGAAGAACTCGGCAAGTTTATGGAAACAGTTGATTATAGATACGACCGCCTCGTTCAATCCATTTTTAAAACATTTTATATGGAAGCGAACTTACGGAATATGCAGATTACTACGACTATGGAATATACAAAAGAACTAATTCTTGAAGTTGCTCGTAGTATGTACAAAGATCCGTTCTTGGTATATGACATCAATGTTTCTTCTAAAGAGGTTCGTGCAAATTATGCGAAGATGGAAACCATTGTATACCAGAAAATTAAGGATGTTATTTTGAAGTTATTGCCGGATGAATATACCATGTTTATAAATGAGGAAGAGGAGGCAGAGAAAAGTGTAGAGAAGCGTCTTGATGAAGTTTTTGGTTCCGAACATCTAAACGCCTCCTCGGCAGTTTTGTCTGGTGGAACCCCTGCTACTCACAAGCCATCTATTGATGTTTCAGGTGATACAGACGCCGAAGACGACGACGCCGAAGACGACGACTATACAGACTACGATGGCATTGAGTATAATGATGAAGACGAAGACGCCGAAGAGGATGCCGAAGAAGATGCCGAAGAGGATGCCGAAGAAGATGCCGAAGAGGATGCCGAAGAAGATGCCGAAGAAGATGCCGAAGAGGATGCCGAAGAAGATGCCGAAGAGGATGCCGAAGAAGACGCCGAAGAAGATGCCGAAGAAGATGCCGAAGAGGATGCCGAAGAGGATGCCGAAGAGGATGAAGAAGAGGAAGCCGAAGAGGATGAAGAAGAGGAAGCCGAAGAGGATGAAAAGGCTGTGGAGGATAACGAAGAAGATGCCGAAGAGGATGATGAAGAGGCTGTAGAGGAAGATACAGATATTAAGGGTGATAATGTTGTTGAGACTAAAGAATGTATGGATGATAAAACAAACCAGACGAGTGCCATTGAAGAAGTCTGCTCCGATGATGGATATGTTGAGGAAGTAGCAGAGGATGAAAAAGAAGTGCATACTTACCCAGACATTGCAAGTTATGCAGATGCGGTACCCAAACTTGAGACAAAACCACTTTTTGTGCCTCTTGAAGAGAAATACGAACATACAGAAGAGGAAACAGACCCCATTGAGAACTTTGAAATATATACGGAAGAGAAATACACTCCTGAAGAAAAGATTATTGATGTGCCATTTCACCCGCAATTAAACATAACCCCTGTAACTGCTAATAGTGATATCATTGATAAGATGTCAGAAGTATATTCGGAATCACCGGATTCGGAACATGCATCTATGGACAATGGCATAAAGAAAGATGTAAAGAGTGACGAGGGTACAACAATGAGCAAAGCCGATATGCATGACAACGATGATGTGTGTTCCGAAGATTTTGAAACAGACAGCGAAGAAGAACAAGAAGATGTACCCGTCAAGATGTTTGAGAGTAGCGAAAAAGAAGATGACACAGTAAAGATTGTGACTATAGATGATGAACCCCCCATGCGTCAACGCTCTTCGGCATCAACATCACGCCTCCAAAAGCTCAAGCAACGTGCAAAGGACGCTCTCAAACAACAAACCACGTCATCGTCATCTATTAAAAAGAGTACGGTAAAAAATTCGTTCTTTTGAAGCATCAAAAATTATCCCCGTATATAAATCAAATAATCTATGAACGCCCTTATTGTTTATGCCATCATTTCCTCTGCCATTGCCGCAATTGCTTATATGCTACAGAAGCCCGACCCCGTCACTGGCATGAAAGAACCCGCAACAAATGTAATGCTGAAATACTTTGTTGTAGCATTCCTCTGTATTTACCTTGGTATGACGTTCCTCGGAAACGGTAGTGCTTCCAGTCTCATGGGAGGAGCAGCACCCATCGTCGTAGGAGGCGAACCTGACTTTTAATATTCTGGACCAGACAATGGCGACAACAATAAAGTATCAAAAGAAATAAGAAAGAAAAAATAAGAAAGAAGTATGATTGAACACATTGTCTTTGACAATCTATACTATCGCGCACTTCTCGCATTCCTCCTATGCGTCATCTTAGCATTCTCCCAAGACATAAGAGGACTTCGTAAATCGTGGTTTATTGCCACATTATTCATCCTCGCCATTATTATGATATTTACAAACATGTATAACGATTACGGTTTTATGGTACTGGTAATCATTCTACTCATTCTATCTATGAACAAGTACCTCAAAAACAAAAAGAACATCCCGGTGTAATGAGGTAGCATGATGGCAACGCGTATTATTTTTTCGCATTTTTCATTACCTAACATAAAATGCAACTTCACCTTAAAAAATTCGATATTAGTTCTATTCCCGATGACAAGGTTATAGTGTTTATTGGACGACGCGAAACAGGCAAGACATTCTTAGTAAAAGACCTTCTCTATTATCACCGCGATGTTCCCATTGGCACTGTAATATCACCTACAGAGGATGCAAATGAAAGTTATAGTAAAATTATCCCCAGCCTCTTTATACACGACGAATACACTCCTGAACTTATAGAGAATGTATTGAAGCGACAGAAGCGGGTAACAAAAATGATGAATAAGGAGAAAAACCAGTACGGTAAGTCAATGATTGACCCGCGTACGTTCCTTTTATTAGATGACTGTCTCTATGACAATGTATGGAGCAAAGATAAGAACATGAAATATATTTTCATGAACGGTCGCCATCAAAAAGTATTGCTACTCATTACCATGCAATATCCTCTGGGTATCCCCCCAAACTTGCGTACAAATGTAGACTACACATTTATTCTTCGCGAACCATTTGTTAACAACCGCAAAAAGATTTATGAAAACTATGCCGGGATGTTCCCCACGTTTGAAGTATTTAACAGTGTCATGGATCAATGTACCGAGAACTTTGAATGTCTTGTTATCCATAATAACGCAAAATCAAACAAGTTAGAAGACCAGGTTTTCTGGTATAAAGCAGATGCCCATGAAAACTTCACTGTAGGATCCAGAGAGTTCTGGCAAATGCACAATCAAAAAGTAGCCGAAGATGACAGTGATGAAGAGGGGGAAGAAATGTTTGATATGAAAGCATTTCGCCCGAAGAAGAATATTCCGAGCTTGAATGTTAAAAAAGTATATTGATAATGTTGCTACGTGGCAGAAATGTCGGGAGTATCTATTTTTTCTCCAATGGTTGCGTCAAACCACGGTGTACTCTTTTGGAACATGCCCTTGAATTTAGAAGCCACTGATGTATCTGTTAGTTGTTCCTCATAGTATGTACGCGGAACAAACCTGTATTCTACGCGAACATTCTTTTCCAAGCTTTCAAACCGCTCTTGATATACTCCATGTATGAACATAATGATTCCTACAATCAAAAAGAAAAAGACGTATGCTTGCATGTTTCTTTCTACTACTTTAGCTACATAAAATTATACCCGAGAGTTTGTAAGAGGTGACTCTTCCGTAAACATGGTCTTAGTAGCTTCCATAACATTGCTACCCGCAGAAAGGGTCGTCTCTTGAATAGCATCAGACACTTCGGCAACGAGAGGAACGGAGCCCTCGCCGGAGCCCTCGCCGGAGCCCGATGCACCATCTCCCTTGCTTCCGAAAGCCTGAAGCTCCCTCTTACGCATCTGGAAGAATTCATCCTTCTTGTCTTGGTTGTCCTTGTAGTTCTTTACCAGAGTGTTGAGATGGTCTTCGGCATACTCTTGAACATCAATGTCATCGGGGTTGGGGTTCCATGGACACCAGCATCCCACCTGAGCAACGTATACGTGGAACTTGTCATCCATCTTTTTAAGAACCTTGGCACGTAGCTCAGCCTCCTTCATATTGTCAAAGACACCGCGTACCTTGATGCCACGAATAGTGGTCTGGAACTCATTTTTTTCAAAGTACTCTTGTTCCAGACGCTGACCATTCATACCAAGATAAACATCAAACTCTTCCTGGATCTTGTCCGTGTCAAAGAGATAGAAGTACCTTTCCTTAATAGAAGTAAGAACATCGGCGTCGTCCTTGTACTTCTCCATCATGTTCTTAAAGAACTCTTGCATCTCACCAGCAAACCCCTTTACAAAGTTTTCAAAGAAGTACGACTCCTTCTTCTTGATGACCTCTTCAGGGGAAATGAAAGAAAGACAAACATAGTTCTGGTTGCGGAGGGGAGGATCCTGATCAAGGAAATCTTGTTCATTTACAGAGGTTACGCCACGTGCCATTATAAACTATGTATTCGGATTATTAAATTTAAAAGTGCTATAATGCTTATATGTCTTTCATATTGTATAACACTCAACTCAAGATACACGACACATTAAATTATTTTTTCTCTTCTGAATATATAAAGTATCTAAAAGTATGTCCGCTCCTGCCTTCGCTGTTGACACCAAGGAAGTTCTCCAACGTATTCTGAAGTACGTTATCCAGGGTCTCGCCATCGGTCTCGCTGCCCTCATCGTCCCTGAGAAGAAGCCCTCATGGGAAGAGGTGCTTGTCCTTGCTCTGACCGCCGCTGCCGTGTTCTCCCTTCTTGACATGTTCGCCCCCGCCGTGGGTGTTGCCACCCGCTACGGCACCGGTCTCGGCATCGGTGCTTCCCTCACCCCTCTCGGCAAGTCCATGATGAGCCGCTAAATATACTTGTGATACACTGTATGCACATTCTGCATCATTATACGTAGCTCGTTATTTTTTCACAGAAAAATTGATATTTTTCTTCGGTAGTATTAAAGTATTATTTGCAATTTATGAGACAGACGAAGGACACAGCCCCTGTCAAACCTAAAAAGACTACGAAAAAAACACTTGCCGCAAAGAAAAGGATGACCAAGCAAGTAGATCGCAAACAAGATATCATTGATGCTCTGGAGGTGATGCAAAAAAAAGAATATGCCGAGAAGGCACCCTTTAAAGCACGTGCTTACGCCAAAGTAGTGAAGCAACTTAAGACATATGATGCACCCATTTATAACATGGAAGACTTGGAAGGAGTTAGTGGTATCGGTGACCGCATTAAAGAAAAGATTGCAGAAATCATTGAGACTGGAAAACTCCACCAGGTAGAAGAATATAAAAAAGACCCCGTGCGCGAACTTACGGAAACCCTCCTCACTATCTACGGCATTGGACCCGCCAAGGCAAAAGAGTTGGTTGAAGTGAACAAGATCACATCCATAGATGAACTTAAAACACGTCAAGACGAGCTGCTTAATGATAAACAAAAGATTGGTATGAAATACATTGGTGAATTTGATATTCGTATTCCCCGTAAAGAAGTAGACCGCCATGTCACATTTGTCAAAGAAACGGTCGCAAGTGTGGACCCCAGTTATATCGTGGAGGCAAGTGGTAGCTATCGTCGCGGGGAAAACACAAGTGGTGATGTAGATTTCCTTCTTACGCACCCAGATGGCAATGTAAACCACGAAGAAAACTTTACTAAAATCATTGAACTACTCCAGAAGAAGAAGTATATTACGGATATACTTGCAAAGGGGGGTAAGAAGTGTCTTGCCGTTGGTAAGGTAAAACGCGCTCGTCATTTCCGCCGCATTGACTTTATGATGACAGAACGCCACGTCTTCCCTTTCGCTCTTCTCTATTTCACTGGAAGTGGCCCTTTCAACGTAGCTATGCGAAATGCAGCTCTGGCAAAAGGATACTCCCTTAGCGAATATGGTCTTAAAAACATAGAAACAGGGGAATTCGTCACTAATGTAGATTTCAATACAGAGGAAGACGTATTCCGCTTCCTTGGTCTAAAATATGTGGCACCAGCAGACCGCAAAACGAGTGCGGTGAGTCTTGAAGAAGCATAAACCACACTACAAACCATGAACGCATCGGTTAAATACAATCGCAACTATATTTTTGCTTTTTTCTTAGCAATCGTCATTGGCAATTTCTTTTTCCATGCGATATTGTAAAGAATAGTGTCGTCAGAACACTTACTGCAATATGGTTTTTTCTCTACGTGTTCCCATTGATACATCACATCTAACGCTCCTTATCGCCAATGGTATTTCTCTTACACTTGTTGGTATTATACTATTCTGCATTTGGAAACAACTGTGGTCTCTTCTTTTAGCCATGACTTTGCTTGGTGCATTTGTGGAAGTTATAAAACCCTTATTTGGTAACCAAGGTATTTTTGCACGTCCAGAAGGTGCTACAGCATGTGGGCTGTTCTGTATTCCAGAGAGTATGAGTGTAGCAGGTACTCCAGGGTTCCCAAGTGGTCATGTTACTGTAGCTACTTTCTTTGCCATCACCATGTATTTTATGTATGCTATGCATGTCGGTCGCAACAAGAGTAGCGATGTGTCTCAGATTACAGATATCATTGACATATCAAAACAAAATGAAAGCACGTATGCTCCAAACATATACAATATGATTGCTATGGGAAGTGTTATAGTATATATTATACTAATGGGGTACAGTCGCTGGAGAAAACGTTGCCATAACATACCACAAATACTCACTGGTATTGTTCTGGGAACAGTAGCTGCTATTGGTTATCGTGCTATGTACTTACAATAAACTCCCAACCCAATTCATTGCAAATATTCTTCCAAATGAGATCTTGTTGATGGAGTTTTTCACGCGACTTGAGCAGTGGGAAATTGGGGAGGTACTCATCCCTTCCAAGCAACTGTATGCATTTGTGTAACACGTAAGAGTAGGACAGGAAATTCTTTCGCGTAGAAGGCATGTGTTTCAAGAAGGGTGTTTGTATCAATTTGAACATGGTACGCAACTTCTCTTCAAGCTCGGGCTCTAAATGAGGCACAGGGACACCATTAATGCGGTGTTTAATATGGTGACAATGTTCGTAGTACTTATTGAGTTTTAATTTCTTTAAAATCTCTCTAATTTTGCTCGTCTTGATATCCGCCATGTTTGTAATCTGCTGCTTCTTAATTTCCATGAGAATCTGGTCATAGATTTCTTCTGGAATTTCTGTAGTCTCTTTGCCCTGTATTTGACTAAGCCATTCATTGAGGTGATTAATACGCTTGTATGCAAAATAGCTGATTTCGCGCATTGGATCTTTATAAGACGGACGGTCGTGGTCTACAAGAATATGCTCCACGCAACTGCAATTTGTACAATGTACAATGCCGTCATTTGTAAGTACATTGATATTTGAAGAACCACATGCATCACAGGTATTTACACGTTCTGATTCTACGGGCTTAATAAAGTCTTTATTGGTGTAAGAAAGATAGCTGTCCAATAAACTACCACGGTCTTCTTTCACACGTGATGTTTTTTTATTCACAGTTTCTGTAGTCTCATTCTTTTTGCTACCTCCCATAAAATATTTCAAAATGCTATTGTTTGTATCTTCTGTAGATTGAATAGCTGTATCATCATGACCATTCTCCACAATGTCATAGTACTTGAATAATATGGGACCCATATTTACAAAGTAATCGAGTTCGTCGTTTTTAGAAGTTAATTCTTGGAGCTTCTTTTTTGTTTCATTGATATCATTCTGTACAGACACAATGTTTTCAATGATAGAAGTAAGTATAGTCTCGTCGTTACATTCATTCTTTGTTATCTCGTGGTCTTTGAGTGTTTTCTGTAATTCCTGAAGCCGTTGAGTAACTCGTTGTATTTCCTTTTGACGTTCTTCAAATTCTGCAAGTTTGTTGTTGTGTTGTATATCCAGTGTCTTCTTTGAAGTCATCTATGACGTAGTCTATTCTTATTTATGAGAATGGTCACATCTATCTTAAGTACATTTAGTGCAAGAAATCAAAACATCTGTGATGGTTTTAGCATATTGGACAATGAAAAACTGTGTAATAATAAAGTAAAGATGCCTGTAATTTTTTTAAACCGAAAAAAGAATACTGATCAACCCCCTGTT